TTAGAGGCCAGCAGCTGCTTATTGCATTTGATACAATACACATATTTAACCATTTTTAATTATGTACGCCTCAAAACCCGCTTTGGCTAATTTTGTAACTTGTTTTTCCGCGTTCTCCTTCTCGGTATATGATCCAGCGATTACCCGGTATAAAACACCGCTTTCGTATTTGATACCTAGGTATTCCAAAATTGCCTTAGCCAAAGCCGTTCCAATCTTAGTTATATTGACAATAATCCAGGCTGCGTCCATAACGTTATCATGGAAAGCAATCTCTATTAATGCCGTGTCGGCGGTGGTGTTTGCTACTTCATATATATGCTTCCCGGGTCCATAAAAATTATACGCATATTTTACGCCCCGGTCTGCCGATGGCGTTATGGGAGAAATGTATTTATATAAAAGTTTTGCAAGTTTTTCCCCTTCGCACCCCTTTTTCCAGCAGAATACCTCACAACCTCTTGAGATACTATTAAAAGCGTTTGAATGTAAAGCAACATGTATTTTAGGCTTTTTACTATTGGAGTCCTTAACGACTTCTTTTAAAGTCATTGTTGGCTTATTCCTATATGTTTTTACCTTATGATCCTTCAAAATCTTTTCGACTACATCGCACACCTGATTCATGCGCATTTCTTCCGTCCCGTATTCCTTGACGCCTTTGTTATTCTCTTGCGTCGATGGGCTTAAATATACCATTCTAAATCACTCCTTTATGTTTTGCGTTGGATACTTAAATTTTATATCTTTACTTGGTAATACTCTAGTATATCCGGTATCTAATTCAATTATGGCGTAAATCCAGCACTCATTATATTCGTTAGCCATCTGTGTTATAAATTGAATAAGGAATCCAGATCTTGTGATGTACTCATCGTTTTCCTTATCCCATTCTAAAAACGTAACTTCCCTCATGTTACGCACTCCTTCCGGTAGTTTTTTTGTATTCTACCATATAATTAATTAATCCTTTTTCTTCTATCATTAGACTGCGCCAATAATCTTTTAAATATCTGTTTTTCTTGACTATTGCTCTGGCCTTATTTCTTTTAATTGCTCTTATAGAACCCATTTTCCTCTCTCCTTTTCGGTTAAAATTGAAAGCCTTGGTATCAGAGGCTTTCAGGATTTTTTGAAACGTCCTGATATCAAGGCTTTGAATGCCATTTTTTGTATACGAGCTTTCTGAGCGTTTTTATATGCTCTTATCCTATAATGTATCGACCGGGTTTTTTCCTGAGGCTATTTCCTTTTTTGCTCTCCTATAAGCTTGGTCATCATACAAACATGATCCGCATCTCACTCTATTTTTAAGCGCCTTACGTTTTTTACATTGCGTACATATCCCAAGGCTTTTAAGCTTTTTATATCTTTCCTTATCGCCCATCTATAAAAACCCTAAACGCTGCCGTTTTATCCGCGTTTCCCTTTCTTTATCTGTCTCTATACGCGCTAAGGCTTCGCCATTACATACTGTTGGGCCCCAATCAATATCGGATATAAGGGTTTCTAATTTTATACATATATCCGTTCCGTTGTTGCCTTCGTCTATAATTTTTCTTAATCTTTTTACGATTTCATTATTTTGCATTTAGTTTTTTCACCCACCTCTCTTTGGCGTTTTGAAGTTTAGTTAATTGTTTTTCTTTTTTATCTTTTAATTTTTGTTCCCTTCTTGCTTTTAATTCATCCGTCTTTTTAACGGATCTTTCAATTTCCTTTGGATCGGTTACCTTATCTTTTATTTTATCAATTGTTTTATCCCGATCGGCTTTTATCTTTTTATACGCCGCCTCACCACCTCGATGGCGTCCCAGAATGCGTCAAAGAATGCGTCAAAACCTTCAAAACATACGTCTAAAAAATCCGCAAAATAATCCCCCATATTATTCACCTCTCAAATATGTCATTTGTTTATCATTCTTAAATAATTCCTCGTAGTATTCTTCAATATTGATGTGTGTATTCTGAATAGTATCCTCCGTTTTTAAAGCTTCATTCATAGCCTGGTACTTATGAAATAACGGATCTATGCTTTTTATCAAATGCATAGTTTTATGCATTTTTTCCATAAAACTATTAAGCGTTACAATATCGGTGGTCAGCGCTTCGATAAGCTCCAAAGCGCTTTTTATGTCGGTGGTTAGTTTTTTGATTAGTTGATACGAAGCATATAATATTATTGTGCACACAAAGATGGTTATTAAATTACTACCAATCAACATTTCCATTGTTTTTTACCTCCATCGCATAAAATTTTACCGTTTCGATAAATAAATGATCCTTTAATTTTTGTAAAAAATTAAGGTCCTCATAATTGACTAAACAATTATGAATCTTATTTTTTCGATCCGTAGCCTCTCCCCATTTCCAACCCATCGCCAGCAGGTCATTCATCCACATATCATGTTGTTCTTTCATACTCACATTAGGATTTTTTATAACGGCCATAACGTTTTTCGCTCTTGCGTTTTGTTCTTCGGCTTCCAATAGGTCAAAACACTCCAGCTCATCCTCCCCATTTACTAACCTTACGGCGTTAATGATCTGAGAACATAACGCCGCCACTTTTAAATATGTCATTTCTTTTTCCACCTCCCCGCCACGCCCTTTGGCTCCGTCCTTTTTCCGTTTGGTATCCAGATCATTTTTTCCCCATCGATTTGTAAATTAAAACATAATTCGCTTATTGGCTCATTATATTGCTGCTCTAGATATTTAACCACCGCCGCCGGGATACTAAGGACCGCTGACGGTCCCGATCTGTACGCTATTCTATTATCAAATTGCATTTTCAAACTATCACCCCCCTCAACTCATTATATTAAAATACTTGATTATTGTCAAGTATCTAATCTTGAGCCATTCCCGGACGCTCCCAATATACCCGCAATCTTTGCAACGATAAACCGCATTATCAATAGTTATATCGCCGCTTCCGCATTTTGAACATCTACCCATCAATTTCACTCCCTTATACCTAAAATAAAGCCTTCGAACTTATAATCATTAGTATATAAATACATCATATACTGGCTCCGGATTAAAAAATAAAATTTATCATTATCATTCATTTTACACATTTTGCCAAACATGTCATTATCTATAGTAACAAACTTATCATTTTCGGCCCGTATATCCATTTTACCGGTGATGGATGGGTCGTATGTTATGATATCCTTATTGTCTATTTCTCGATAAGGTACTAAATCTTTATGCATTAACGCGCCAATATCAATCCCCGGATGGCTTGAACGCGGCACCTTTAACCGCGGATTGTTAAGTCTTATAAGACTATGCATGTTTGTCAACCATTTCTCTCCATCCCACTCAAGATATCCGTTCCGTAAAACGGATAATTTTTCGCTTGTAAAGTTACTCAGGGTATATTCTTCAAATTTTCTCATTGTTTGGCCCCCAAATATTTAATATCTAATCCGCAATCAAGATATCCCTGTTTACATATCTCGTAATACATATCGGCGGGTTTCTTTTTTTGGTAAAATCCAGACCCCATTTGGTAGGTTAAAGCTTTAAAAGTCTGGCCCTTATACATAACCTTTACTTGTATTTTTTTATAAAATCCCGCCGCTACCCCCTCGTATTTATCCAGAGAATTTTCACATTTATCATCGATCAACCATAAAGCCGCTTGACAATTAGCCCCCTTTTTTCTTTTTATACTCGCATAATGTTTAAATATTAAGTCATAATTTTGTATTTCGCAAGGTCCCATAAATATGGCCGTTGGGCACCTCAACATCATTTGTGTTTGATTTAAATTACTTCCATAAGCTACATATATTCTCATTGTTATTTCCTCCTTTTTATTTGGAAGGGCCTAAACGGCCCTATAATTACCAACTGTGTTCCCCTTTAGATGTTTTAATAAATGCATTCTAGTGTTTTTAAATTCCGGGCCGTTAAGTTTTAATCTTAGTAACCAACAACGGAAGGTGTATTTATAATTTTCATGCCCGATAATCTCGTTTGTTTTTGCCGGTTTTGCGCTTTTTTGGGTTAACGCTTGATGGTTTATTGCCAAAGCCATATGAATATAACTTTTTAATTCTCCGGCGTGTAATGTGGCATTAAATAGTCTAAATTCTACCGTTCCAATTCTGTTATAACTATGGAGGTTTAAACCATGGTAGCGGCTTGAATGATAATGCCTATTGGTTCCCATCATATCGTGGTTTACAAAATACCAAACATCTAATACTTGAGCAATTGAAGGGTTTTTAATGCGGTTTACTTGAGTTATAAGGTTTGATTTAAATTTTTTAGCATATCTATTTATTCCGTTTGTTCTAACCTGAACCGCTTCGTATAACATTTCATCTTTGGCATAAAAGATATTTATTAGATTTTGAAGCGTTTTGCCGGTATGCTTTTCGGCTCCTACGTGTATGTGTAGCCCGCATGATTCGTTAATTTTTGCGCCCGCCCTTCTTAATATTCTTAATATTTCTTGTATTGTTTCGATATCATCCCAGTTAAGTATTGGACTAACTACTTCGCAAGCCTCGCCGCCTGTTATTGACGAGTCAGACATTATTTTCCATACGCGGCCATCTGCCGCTACTACCTTAATTGTGCGGTATGAATCGTATGTTCTTTCGATACGACCGTTTAAAAACGTTGCGACCACTTGTGCTGCTACTTCCTTGCGTAATACCATTTCAATTTCTACCCCAAATGTTTGACTTTTCATAACTTAACGCCTCCGTTTTGATTAATTTACCCTATGCACACATTATATAATAGTACTTGATAAATGTCAAGTACTTATTTAAAAAAAAAAAAAAAAAAAAAAAAACCGATATAAATCGGTTCTTATGAATAAACTATTTTTAAAATTGTTACGATGGCCGTAGTTGATGCCGTAAGGGTTCCCGTAACGACCCCGCCTATTGCAATTATTTTTTTTATGCTTACTTCATTTTTTCTTATTTCTAGGGTTTCTTTATTCGTACAATTCGCTCTCTTTGCTTCACAATCCTCTTTGGTAACAACATTATCGATTTTATTTTCTATACGATCCATACGCTCAACCATATCGATTTTTAATTCTCGAACATTATCCAAAATGATATCTAATATTTTTTCGTCCATTTCTTTTTCTCCTTTTAAAATGCTATTACATTCCATGTGGTGCCATCATGGTTCTTTATAGCCGCCACATTTATATCCTTTAACCGTTCAATAGTCATATAACTATTACTTGCAATAACCGTGGCCGTTGCAGAACTGGCGTTTTGCGCCCATCGCATTTGAAGCGTTCCCGTGGCAGCGGTCGATATTAAAAACTTTTCTTCTATTCCGCCGTAACCGACCGTTGTTTCCGTTGTCCCATAAGTAACGACCGTTGTTAGATTATGGTTAGTAAGTCTTAAATTAGTATCGGCGGGTGTAGTTGTTCCGACGGCAGGCCCGTAACATCTTCGCGTAGTAACCTGGGTGGCCCCCGCGCTCGCTACCCAATCAATTTTTATATCCGCTGCGGGGGCTCCCGCAACAGCTAAAGACACCTTAACTTCATAAGTTCCCGGCTCAACAAAATTATAGACAAAATCGTCATCATTTTGTAACACCGTGCTGCTTGTTACGCTTTCTGTGGCTTGTTTCTTGATGTAATACTTACCGGTCCCCGCTTCGGGATATATCCAGAGATCGCCTTTAACCGGGTCGGATGGATTAAAAGCCGTGACATATATTCGACCGTTTGGCGCTCCTCTGATTCGGAACCTTCCGAAATCTTTTTTGGCCATGCCCCATCACTCTCCAATGCATATTGGTTGATTATCGTCGAGAAATCCCCCATCTTGATCTTCGATTCCTTTGAATTCATTGTAAACGTCCCCCATTTCTATCAATTTTCCCGATGGCTTAAATTCTAAGGGCTTCGCCGATTCAATGAACATCTTAGCCACTCGAGGCTGCGTGGACGATGATATAAAATTAATCATCTCATCCCTATTTGGCATATTGAGCGCCGCTTCGATGGTCCCTAAACTGGGTCGTCCATTGACCCAAACTTCTAAAGCTATTTTATATTTTATTGTTTCGGTCCAATATTCTGCCTCAAGGATCTCCATATTATCAAAATCGATCTGGTCCTTCAATTGTAAATAAATATCATAAAAAATTAGAGCCTCTTTTTTTGTTGCTCCGTCCATATTTTTATTTGAAATCCTTGCAATTATTTCCCGAATACATTGCCTATATTGCCCGTAAATTGTTCTCCCATTTGGTTTAATTATAAAATTTATTATTTGATACTCGCTGTGTCTTGGATTGTACCCCTTAATCATTACTTATTTCCTCCTATAGATCATTAAAATATAACGCAAATTCCCTAGTCGACACCGCATTAACTTGAGTCTTTGGCCTTTGCTCCGCGGTAATCGAAAATTTAAAAATTCCGGCGGTTTCATCTTTAACCTTGACCGATTCTATCATAAAATAGCCGTCTAGTTTTGCCCACACATCGTGTATACTTTGCATTTGCCGCGGTAACATTCCGGGCGTAAATGTATCGTAAGATACCCGCATATACGGGAATCCCGACTTTGACGCCAGCATACTTTGCGCCGTTTCATTTAATCGCGGAAGCGTTAAAATTACATCGCTTGTCGTTTGCCCCGCTATTGCCGGTGAAATGCTATACGCAACACTAACCGTTGATAACGCGGATATTGTTGTAATATAACTTAGTTTATTGCGGGTTTTATTTAATATGCAATCCCCCGCGGCGATCTCCGGAAGCGGAAGCGATGGTGGCGTGTCCACTACGGACTCCGAATTTGTTCCGGGATTCGCGTTCGTTGAATATGGTATTTCTATTATATTCGGGTCTGAATGTACATAAATAGCCCGGGCGTTATACCCGCATATAGAGACATAATCGTCGTATTCTTTTTTGTATATCGCCATACTTTTTATAGTTGTACCCTCGTGCTCTCCGCCGATTATAAAAACATTATTAGCATAATCGGTGTGCTCCTCGGTAACTACTAAATTTTGATAATCGGGTATCCAATAATCTGGATCTGTAAGATCGGCGATATCCCCAACACCATGTGGCGCCCATTCGGGATAGGAACCAATGTGTGCATATAATCGAGCGGTATAATTTAATGTTAGATCATCGCCAACCCACCACTGTTTACCTTCATTTGTTGCCAAATTGCCCAAAATTTCAGCCGATTCTTTGCCGTCTCCTACAATCGCCGATTCTAAATAATTATCGGATTCAACCTCGCCTTCGGTTAATCCAAGCTCGGTATTTATCAAAGCCCTTACAACGCTAATATATGACGCGCCTTCCACAAATGTAGATTGTATACTATCTTTTTGTAATAGCGTATTTAATCCGATGAGATTATAATCGAACGCCGTTTTTGTATCCGTTACTTTCCTTCTTGTATTTCCGGAAGCAACGCCAATCATGTATCGGGTACCATCAATTTTTATTCTTACTAATTGACCGGAATATATTAATTGTTCTATCATATCGACACCCCCTGTCCCGAAGCCATAGCCAAAGGCAGATCGGTTATAAAATAATAACTTTCGTCCGTTACTTTCATCCACCAATCGAAGTTATTGAGATATGATCCGGCTACGAACATTGTGTTATTCATCCCGCCCGCGATGGCTCCATAATCTTCATACGTCCCTGCTCCCGGTTCTTGAATATTTTGCCACCACGCCTCATTCTCGTGATAGGTTTTAGTTATAAAATTTACCGCGGTATGATAATCGATAGCATTCGCCGGATCGGCGTCAACCGAAGAACACCCACCCAATAAATTGGCTTTATGACCATAAGTTTGTCGGGATAGGGCCGTAAAAATTCTATTCGGCGCGCTATGGTTAACAAAAAATGTATGCCATGTATCCGTATAAGGAATATAAAAGAAATCGGAATCCATAAACCCCGCCGCGGTTCTTCCATAAGCAACAAATAAAGTATTACATAAATTCAAGCCTTTACCCGCGGCGTTTGCTCCGCCATCCGTTAAAGTTATCCAGGTATCGGTATCCGGATCATATTTTTCATTTCCGGTATTATACTCCGATGTCGTATTAGCGCCGCCGTATACATACGCCTGATCGTCACAAACGGCCCCCATGCATGCCGTTTTACCAACGCTTGAATCGGTCTTAGTCGCCCATGTATCTGTCGATAGCGTATATTCGGTGGTATCATCGCGATAAATCCAACCGCCGGAATATGTTTGGCCCTGCATCATATACATCTTCCCATTAATATCAACGCCAATATGGCGGGCGTTTACAAGACAATTGGAATAAGTCTCCCATGTCCTACGAATCATATTAAATCCATATGTACGCCCATATATAAAGCCATCATCCCACCCGCCGATATGCATAAATTCTTTAGGCGTAGTGTATTCGACTTCCATTGTGAATGAGGCCTCATTATTTCCTCTTGAGCTCAAAGTCATATCCAATGATCCATCAGTCAAATATTGGGTGACGTCCTTGTATTTATACAATGCTACGACGTCCCCCCTTGTTTGTCCGGAGATTGAGGCCGTCACATTAAATTGGGACGTTGTCGAGCTCATTACTTTACGCCGACATGAATCGGCGGTGCCGAAGTAAATCGGCGGATTAGTTGAGCGCGTAATATTTACCACAAATTCGCCATCTTCCGCGCCATGCGCGGTAATAACGCAGGTGGTATCATTTGACGCCGTTTCTAATACCTTTATACTATCAAATTGTAATACTTCAATACTTGCGGTATATCTGGTCATCCATCTACCTCCTACCCTTTATCATTCTAACAGCTCTTTGCATTATAAGATTGATCATATGTTGATCCATAAAGCTATTACCCGTTACGGTTATTCCCCCGCCACCCGTTACGGCGGCTCCTACTTCGCGGATCGGATTTGTAACATTCGCCGCGTCGCTTAATACTTGAGCCATTCCCGTAGTGGTATTTTTAAGCGCTGTTTGTCTCATATTGAGCCCTTTTATAAACATATCCATAAAATTGGGCGCCCATTTATTAGCCGTTTTTCCGGGTCCTTCCTTAGTCGGAGAACTAAAGCCCAATAAATTTTTAAGCTCTTTGGCCGCACTATAAACCATATTTTTTAATTCTTTGATTCTTGATTTTATGCCCTTTGTAAAACTAGATAGAAAATTGACGCCCCAATTATACGCGGACTTCGCAAGACCAGAAATTTTATCCTTGATATATGTTACTAGACTAGCAAAAACCGTCTTTATATTCCCGCCCCTAGTTTTAAATGTGTTCAATATCCCATTCATAGCTGTTAATACAACGGTCTTTGAGGCGTTAAGCGCCCCAAATATAACGCTTTTTATTAGATTAAATGATATCTTAATAACACCAACAACTATATTTAACCCGTTTTTGAATATCATTTTAACGACATTAAACCACGCTTTCATTATACTTTTTATGATATTTCCTATTGAGGAAAAAATCATTTTTACCCCGGTCCATGCTTTGCGCCAATCGCCTTGGAGTACTCCGGAAAATACCGTTATTACTCCCTTGATGAATGAAACAAAATTAGTAAACGCGGTTACAACATAACCCAAAACGCCACCAACAATAGGACCTAAAAAATTAAATATTGAGGTCCACATTTTATACATTCCGGTTAATCCGTTTATAATTCCAACAAACACACCCAGTATGATTGGGAGCCAAACTTTTAAATAATTTAATATGTTGGGCAGGATCTGATTTATTATAATATCCGCATACGTTGCCCAAAAATCCGCTAAGGCCTTAAACATATTTTTAACCGCGTCAAAGATTGGAGTCAGCGCAGTTTTCATCCCTCCGGAATTTGTAATAAATTCGCCCAATTGTTTTTTAATATCGTTAAAGGCCTTCATAAAAACGGGTCCAAAAACGCTGCCAATAAAACCGGCGATTTGTTTAAATACTTCGATAGCCGCAGGCAGATTGCTTCCCACCCATGCCGTAAATTCCTTTATCAATGGCATAATTAACTTTCCAAGCGGGATCAAAATATTAAGCTCCAACATTCTCCCGAAGGTATTCAAAGCCTCGGTGATACCGAAAAACGTCGATTTGTCGAGCTCTCCCATAGTATCCTTTGTTTTATTAAACCCATCGGTAATATTTCCCAAAGAGACAATACCCTCAACGCCTAAATCCTCGATCATTGTGCCAAATAGCCCAACACCAGCGGCGTTTTGTTTAACCGGGTCTTTCATAGCTCCGAGGGCGTCAATGACTTGATAAAATGCGTTATTCGCTTCCTTACCGCCTTTGGCGAATGCCTTAGTCATCTTTCCAGCATCCAATCCTAACATTTCGAACGCTTCGGCCGATGCCTTTGATCCGTCCTTACTTCGAATCGTAAATTCCTTTATCGAATCCCCAATTTTATCTATGGACCACGCACCTGATTCGGCGCCGGCCATTAAAGTATCAAACATTTGATCGGAATCCATCCCAATAGCTTTAAATTGAACCGAATACTCGTTGATGGTATCTAATAGATCATCGTTTTTATTAAGGCCCTTTTGAGCCCCTTGCGCGATCAGGTTAAATGCTTCCTTTGAAGAAATACCGAAGTTTTGCATTAATTGATTTGCGGCTCTTGTTGAATCTCCGACTTCAAATTCGAAAACATCGCGTAAAATTAATGCATCTTTAGTCATATCTTCCAAAGCTTTCCCGCTTAGATTAGTTTGCCTTTTAATCTCGGCCATAGATTCCCCGATATCGGCAAAACTTTCCCCCCAATTTTGGGAGTATATAGATTTTATACTATCCTCAAACCCCTTAAATTCTTCTTTAGACGCCCCGGTTTGTTGCCCCATTCTAGACACCGCGCGCTCTAAATCTTCGGTCGATTTTACGGCCTTCCCTGCAATAATTCCGGCCAAAGCTAATAACGCCGCTCCGGCCGCAGCGGCAAAACCCGCAATTGTAGCGCCTAAGCCGCTAAACATGCCGCCCATTTCCTCTAAACTATCAATGGCATCGTCGGCGTCTCCGTCAATTATGATTTTAAATTCTTCATCATTCAATTACCGTGCCCCCCAATCCTATTGTAACTGCTCTTAAAACATTCGCCATATCTTCGGCGCTTTGCAGCGTTTTGTCCTTTGTTTGGAAGAAATCACTCGATTTGTATTTCTTTTTGCCAAAAACGGTGGCGATTGTTGCGCACACCATACCAAAACGGTGGTTATCTAAAAAGTTTTTATCCTTTTCTACTTGCACCCTCGTCTCGTAAAAAATTATAAAAGCCGCGGGCGTAAACCTCATAAATTCCTCATAGGTTAACCACCGCGCGGCCAATTTGTAGGACTCCTTTATTTCCTCGGTCCATGATTTTTTTTTTCGTAACTTCCGCCCCCGCCCGGTGGCGCTACTTTGTTTGTGTCTTCCAACATTAATCCTGATTGTTTCATGGCTTCCATCAATTGCTTTAAAAGCGGGGCCGCCGTTTTATTTACTTTTATATATTTTTGTATCAGATCCCCGGTTTCCGTTAAAGATATTTCCGGATGGTATTTACTAAGCCCCGCTTTTAAAAAGGCTCTCACCGCGCCTAAGCCTAATCGCGAGTCATTTAAAGCCAAAACATAAACCGAAAACCCCACTATTTCCTCTATTTCACACATAGAATTATAATCATACTCAACTCTATACGTATCTGCGCCCATTTTTATCAACATAATTTAACTCCCTTATACTTTACTAAATGTCGGTTTGCCATCGATTTTAATAGACGCTGAAAAGTCTATTAAATCATCATGCGGCCCATTAACAACAAAACTTGTAAAAAATCCATTACATTCAAACTTTGAAACGCTCGGACCTGTCGGCATAGTAACCGTAACACTATACTTTGTTGTAGTTGACACAAAGCCCTCCAACATGCCTATAGAAGTACTATCCGCTAAACCATCGATGTCAATCGCTCCGGCATCAATTAAACCCTTAACAAAATTTCTAAATCTAGTTGTATTATTATGGGTCGTTGAATCCAATGTATCCGCCTCATATTGCGGACTTGTTACTAATGTTATTTCTGATACTGTTCCGGTAGTACCAATTCGTAGCGTACACCCATTTCCCAAATACATATCAAAACCCCCTTTTAAGTTACGTTCGTACTATCAAACACCGTTAAATCATACGTAATATTTGATCCTACGATATCATTTTGTTTAAAATCATTTTTTGAAACCAGCTGTGCTGTAATCATAGTATATGAGCTTGTTAACGCATATTTTTTTAAATTTATAACCTCGTCCATTTCTTTATAAATTACCTCCGTCGGATACCCTCCCGCCAAACCGGGCTGCGTGTATACTCCGAATGTAAACAAATGTTTCCATCCTTTACGTTGGTGCCTATTTGCCGGAATAGTTGTGCAGCTTTCAATACATGCGTACGGATAAACCAAATTATCCGGTGGCGTATCATATACCCGACTACCAACCGAAGCCATAAAAGCCGTTGAGCTTGTCAATGCGCTCATCACCGCCGCTTGCACTAAAAATTTTGCGCTGCTCATCCTTCCAACCCCTCTCTAATTGCTTGACTTAATTTTACTCTTAACTTTGGGAGAGCCCTTTTATATGCCCATATGAGATAAGAGTCAATCTTTTCTATCTTTCTAGCATACACCACATTTGTTCCAACAATGAAGGTTAAATCATTAGATATCCGGCCTCTCAATATTCGGCTTGATCCTTTATACTCAGTATGGATTGAGGCTCTAAGCCTTCCGGTATCGATGTGGCCATCCCTAGTTAATTTTAATTTTGCTTCGGTTTCAATATCTACTATAGCAATTTCTTTTATAGTATCCGATAATGATTGTCGCAAGTTATCGGGTATCTCGCCAAAGCGTCGAGCGAACCGAGCCGCGTTAGTTCTAACGCGAATCATGTGCGCTCAATATGGAATTTAAATTTGAATACTTCCCCGCTAATTGGCTGATACGCGTTATTGGCGACAATCAAAGCGTATAAGCTTGTATCTGCGGCCGCGCATTTTAGCGGTAATTTCATTGTGTGCGCTTGTCCGCGCGAATTGTTGGAGGATTTAACCCATGTTGATATCGGGATAACTCCAACAACGGTGTCATTCTCGCCGTCGGTAATCGCAAAAGCCGCATTATCAACCGGGGACGCCGGTGGGCTATTAAATAGCCATACGCTTAAACTAACCGGCGTCGCGGCCGGATTAGTACTCGAACAATACGCCCCGACAACGTTCACATTTTGCCCGGGAACCGCTCCAACATTCGCCACCTCTATAGCATAGGCCGTAGAAGTTGACGCCGCTATGGTATCATTATCGGCATATTGAATGGTATCAGCCGGACGGGTTAAAGTTAAACCCAATTCTACTTTATCATAAAATATATTTCGTTCTGGTCTTACGCTCATCGGTTTTCATACCTCCCATGGATAACTATTTGCCTTTTTCTATATGTCTTATCGTCTACGCTTTCAATATGAATTATATTGTTATTATGGACCAATCGACAGGTAGCTTTGTCCACACTTGTTGTGTATCTCGCTATTATGCTAACTTCCGACCGTTGCTGTCCTTTAACATTCTCGTAATTTTCCGATACATTACTATTATATATGTTCCCCCAAAATGTCGTTACCGTCGCCCATGATTCGGTGCTACACCCTCCGGCGAATCCTATAGGGCTATTACTTTGAAGGACTATGCGGTCCCTATATGCCAACATTACGCATAAACGGATTTAACAACCTTTTAACTCCGGCCGGTACGGAATTAAAATCATATACTACGTTAAAACTTTCTTGTATGTTTACCACAAATTCTTCCCGATTCTCATACAACCAACCAACACACCTAAGCGCTGCGGTTTTTAATGCTTCAATCCTTCTATCTGAGGCCAACCACGTGCCGACCGTATAATTTACGACATACCCGTCAACATCTCGTTGCTTCGGCCAATATCCATCAACATGTATGAGATCATTACCGGACCTTCTAAAGGTAGAAGCTGTTAATAATGTGCCCGTACTATCAAAATCGTCGTACTCCATCACCGAATTAACGCTATCAATTGGCGCCAAATCCAAAGTAAGTTTACTAACGCCCCCGGCTTCTGACTGTTCCCAAGTCTCCGGGGACGTCTTAAACCCCGTATAATTTTCAACAAATAAGATTGACGCCTCTATCAATTGGGTTATAAGTGTATCATCTTGCGTATGTTCAACTTTTAAATAATTTTTTGTTGCCGTTATCCCTAAAATAGATACTGTTGCGGCGGTTAATAATTTAAGCAATTACTTCACCTCGGTTTCTTCTTTCGCGGCTTTTTTAGATACTTCCTTCTTTGGCTCTTCCTTCTTTGGTTTTACTCCAACTAAAGTAAATACTTTAATATTTCCAAATTGACGCGTAATAATATTTGCTTCATTATCAGCCTCATATGTTGCTGGCTCAAGTTCAAAACCGATTGTTTTCGCCATATTGTAGATAATGTCTGGCTTTGCCATTGGATAATCTAGAGTCATAACCAACACCCCGCCGGGCTTTAACATTTCGTAAAAATTAATCATTGCTTTTTCTTGATCTTCCGGACTCATGTGCTCAAAAACGGAAATACAAAAAACTCTATCAACATTTTTGACGATCTCCATTTTAGTTGTAAAACTTCCCTGGATATATTCAATATTTTTGTCATCGCCTTTTTGGGCCAACATCTTTAATGTTAACGGGTCCCCTTGCGTAATCGGCTGCCCAATCATCAAATTTAATAATCTTTCATCCGTATCAATCGCAATAACCTTTTTAACTCTTGCGGCCGCGTACCATTTAAACGGGTGTTCTATTCCGCAACCGGCATCAACTATTACTTGATTCTTACCTAAATAATCAGCCACAAAAGCGTATTCGTAGGGTCTAGACCACCATTCTATCGGCATTTCAACAAAATCTGTTAATAGCTTATCATTATATGTTAAAAACTTATTCACTTTTTACCCCTCCCCCTTTCTTTTCATTATACCATTTTTTAAAAATTTCTTCAGTATATAAATGTGTGCATGGGTAAACCGTATCAATATATATCGGGATATCCGCACACGCGGCTCTTATACAAAACGCCCTATCTTCCCATGCGGAAAATGAAACGTTTGGTATCGGAGAATAATTGGCATATTTATAAACGCTCATATGTACTAATATACACGCCCCGGTTCCTCCTACGTCATACATGCCAGGCTTTCTTAATAAATCTGGGTCGCTACCAAAGGAATAGTGATCTGCGTCCCAACAATTAGGAAGCTCTTTATTATCTTTATTTCCCGGCCAAATCGTCCAGAATATTTCGCCAATAATCGGCACCCCTCTATCGATTAAATGCTCTAATGTCGGCGGGTGCAGAATAAGATCGGAGTCAATCCAAAAAATATAATCCGCTCCGGCCTTATGCGCGATTTGAATTATTTTATTTTTTTGTTTGGCTATAAAATCAAATTTTTCATAGGTCCATACATGATCAAAGCCATGATCTAAATTATTATTTACGCTCTCGTATTCTCCTTCGGATAAAAAAGGTTTCAAATCATCGGAGTTATGCAATATAAAATATTTGCTAGTTACAATATGCGATCCGGTTACTAAATTATTAATTCCGTCTAAATACTCTTTGAATATCTCCGGGTGTTGGTTTACTACTCCTGCGATTAATATCTTTAATGGTTTTTGTATCCTCAATCTATTACTCATCGCCCTCAACTTATCGATGGGATGCTCTCCGGTATAATATGGAGCTGGTTGTCTAGATAACCAATAAGTATCATTTATCCAATTATCCTGAACCAATTTATTATATATCGGCGTTCCCGGTATTACCATCAATCCCGGCAGATTGGAAAATGTATCCGGCTTATTTTCAATTATAAATTGTCTTGTCTCTTCTATTGTTTCGTTTGTCTCTCCCGGATACCCAATTATAAAAAGGAGATGGACCAAAACACCGTGCTTTTTAAGTAAAGCAATATTTTCCTTGGCCTTTTCGATATCTAGTTTTTTATTCATCGATCTGCGAAGTTTTTCGGACCCGCTTTCTATTCCTAAAGCTATCTTTAAAAGCCCCGCTTTTTTGAGCTCGATAATGAGCTCTTCATCTAGTTGATCCGCCCGTGCGGTCATTTCAAGTGTAAAACCTTCATTCTCTATAAGCTTACATAAAGTTAATAGACTTTCTTTGTTAGCCGTTGCGCTATCGTCATGAAATTTAAAATAGGTTATGTCGTATTTGTTTTTAAATACTTGCATTTCCTTGAATACATCTTCAGGTGTGCGCGTTCTATATTTTTTCCATGTTTTATATGTTGAGCAAAAATAACATCGATCAGTGCACCCTCTAGAAAAAATTATTGGCGCCTGTCCATTGAGTTTTATTTCGGAGAAATATTTTAACCCTTCGACGGCCACCGGAATTTCCTCGATTGGTAATTCCCCTTGTTTTATTATCTTTTCAGCTTCGGGATTTGTTAATAAATACTCTAAACCCTTTTCGCCTTCTCCCACAATTATATGATCTATTTCCTCGTACTCGCTTAATTGTGCGTACATAATCGAGGCATGCGGACCGCCAACAAATGTTTTAATATTATATTCCTCGGTAATATAATGCCCCTTTAAATCGTCAATTAAGTCTAATACTTGGTGCCTTTGCTCGGTCATTAATGTAAAACCAATATAATTTTTATCTTCTTCAGATAAAAGTTCGAATATTTTCCCTTTGGCCTCATCGTATCCATAATCGAATAAATCCAAACAAGTTATTTTTATATCCGGTATTTTGTTACCTATATATGCCGCTAAGCTTGCGATACCTATCGGGAACCAATCCCGATCCTGTCCGTGTAGCTCGCTAACCTTATGCGGTGGGTATACTAAAATTAAATTAATCATAAAACGCCTCCATTAAAATTTTTTGCGCCTTTTCATTGTTAAAATGGGGAAAGATGAGGGGCGCACCTCATCCCGTCAACCCGTCGGGCTATCCCCATATATCTATCCTTGTAATGCAAAAATTTGTTCTTTTTCAATATTTTTTGTTAGTTCATAGACCGCCATGCCTTCGCAATAAATACCTGGGTCGCCATACTTTTTAGGGTAACATTTAACATCAAATGCCCCCACCTTATTAATCAAATGTAACATTTGTGGCTCGGTCATGACATGGATATGATCTTTGCAATTAAGCCAATTTTGGCCCGGCATAAATATCAATCCTCGACCCTCATTTTTTAACATCATTTTTATTTCATTCAATGCGGTATACGGACTGTAAAAATGTTCCAATGAATCCCACATTATGAACCCATCGAAGGAATCCGCTTTAAAATGATAGGTCAAATCGTGTGCATCGCATAAAATAATATTCCGGCCTCGTTTCTTTCCGGTTTCTACCTCTACCGGATTGGTACTAATCCCGGTATAATCCGGATAATAATCTGCCATGTTGCCGGTGCCGCATCCGATATCAAGTATTTTACCGGATAAAAATTTATAATGCTCCGGAAAAAATAAAATTTCCCCTTTGCGATCTGAAAATGTATTATTTAACATAATTGACCCCCATCTCTTTTAAATTCGGATTAGTATCCAAAATACTTAAATATTGTTCTAATATCCCGTATTTTCCTTCCGGGTCAATACGTAAATATCTTTTGTATTTTTCTTCCCTATCTTTTTGTGTGCTCCATCCCATATGTTTTATTTTTATGCCCGAATCCATGGGACAAACTAATTTATTAACCGGAAATCTTCCGCAATGTAATCCTTGCTCATTCCAAAGATTAACGCCGCCGTCGATCGTTTTTCTTACGGCCATTGGCCAATCACGGGTGTGCGCGTTCCAGTATTGATCTTCTCTATAATGCGTACTTGACCACATATCGTAAAGCTTAAATGTAATAGTTTTATACATTACCGGTATATCAAGTAATTTTTTCCTATTGGCGGCCCAATCACCGCGCAGTATCTCATCGGCATCCAAGATTAGTATCAAATCATCTACGCGCGCGGTATACCATAACGCATTAAAAAGGCGCTTCCTTTGCTTCAATTCGTCAAACTCCCAATAGCTACGATTAGAATAGAGGGTCATAAAATCATAATTCTTAGCAATAATAATAGTATTATCCGTTGAGCAATCATCTACAATAATAACCTTATCGCAGATATGCTCCATTTGATTAAATGCTTCAATGATCCACCGATCCTCTTCATTTTTTACAAGCATTCCGCCAATTATTCTCATACTTCATCACCAAAAATTAACTTTCCTTGGTTTGCCGGGTCCTTTAACCATGCGTACATAGCCTTTTCGTAACTATCCTTTATTACCGGGAATGTGCCTAAATGCCCGCAATCAACCCCAAAATCGACCCAAATTGAGTAACCCGCCTTTCGAGCTTTTAAACAAAACGTTAAATCTTCCCCGACATTTGGACGCGGAAAAAAATAAGGCTTTTTAAGGTTTTCGAATACGTCCATTTTTATTAAACAACATGCCATACCACAACCATTAAACTCAAACGCTCCTTGTTTCGGCCATTTTTCTGGCTCCATAGGACCCTCGAAAATAGTCTCACCCGTTTTAGTTACGTCGCATTTCATATAAAAACATGGTTGAAAAGGAAATTTACGTCTAAATATCATCCCACTAATTATATCTTTATCATGGGAAATCATTGATTCTATAGTATTGGCCGGTGGTACCATGTCGGAATCTAAAAAGAAAATATGTGAAGCCTTTACCGCTTGTGCGGCTTCGACTAATTTCTCTCTAGCATCATAAACCAAACAATTAGATATAAAATTAAATTGAAATTGATACCCCTTTGGTATTTGGAGCGATAGCAGCGCCGCCACCGCCTCGAAGTTATACCATCCCGTCGATGGGGATGCTATTAATATTATTTTTTTATCCATTTTTTGCGCCCTCCGTTTTTCTTTAATTTTAACACGAAAAAAAAACCTATGCAAATTCGCATAGGTTTTTTATCTATCTATATTATTCTAATGGCTCATAATTTCCGCGGTATCTTTCAACAATAGCGAACATATCTGTGTTTGTCCATGCTGCCATTCTTAGCCCTATATATCTTTTTGAGTTATTTATACTTAGCTCGTCGGCTCTTATTTCAACTCTAACATTCCCAACCGCTCCGCTTGTACATGCAGCAGTTTTAACGAATGAAGTCATAGCCGTAGCCACAGCGCCGTTCCAAGTTGACGCCGTTGACTCGTAAACAGTTACCGTAATATTTCCGACAAAAGTTGTTGCGTCAATTGGCTTTGATGCCAAACCTTGGACAACAAATTTATCATACGGGCTAAAATCCAACAAATTTGTTGAACTTTGCGCGCTTGTTAATGTAGCGGCTATCTGGACGCTACTTGTTACCATTTCACCAAATTTATTCATATAACGTCCCCCTTATGTCAAGAATACGAACGGGCTCAAAGTGCTTCCGCCGTATCTTGGTGTTACCGCTGTTGGTAACCATGGTTTGCCGTCAAGTCTTTTAATCATCTTCCAACATCTAATATCTTCACCGAATTTGTACTCTGTTGATTCCTCAACGCGTAAACCCGGCATATCTCCAATGATATACTGGGACCAATCGCCCAAACCAATATCACCCTCGGTTCCCAAAGCTTTCATTTTTTCGGATATTACCAAAGGTACTCCGTAGATGGACCCCGGAGATGCACCGGCAATATTTCCGTTATTTCCCGGATGCCAAATATAAGCACCGGAAGCGTCTTGTAAAGTGTAAATATACGGAATTGTAGATTGATTTGCTGTAAAAACCGCCCTGTCCAATCTACCGTTAAACCTTGCCATCATACCAACGATATCTATCGTATGTATTTGGGACGCTGTCTGCCTTGATACTGTTGCCCTACATGGCGCGCTTGTTACTCCTAGTGGTTTTCCTACCCCATCGCCATGGAAAAACGCAATATCTTCTTCAAATCCTAAAGCATCGCCAAAAACCTGTTGAAGTAATGGCCCCAAAGCTTTAAAAGAATCTTTGTTTAAATCTTCGTACGCTTCAGTATATCCAAATAATTTTTTAGCCGATAAAGATAATTTACCAAATTTTGGTGTAGTTTTTGAGTTTGCCAGATTTGTTGCTTCGGCTCCCCAATATGTCATTACCCCACCGTAAAAATTAGACGCGTTTGATGTTGATACAATCATAGGAATGTTAAACTCTGGTGATGGTAATTGTATTGTAGAAGGTCCAAAGCCTCTAACTAAAGCTGCTTCAATACTTCTTTTTAATATAATATTACTCCAAGCTGGTGGGACCAAATACCCGCCCAAACTTCCGGTGTTTTCGCTTAATGTTTTTAGCTCATCGGGATTATTTCTTATTTTAAACATGAAATCGCCAAAACATTCCCCATATGTTTTAACATCGGGAATCTCAATTTTTGAGCCATTTTGTACAATACTAAATGCCTTAAATTCTTTAGCCGCATCCGCTAATTTCTGTGCGAATTCTTCCGCTAATTTTTTCTTTACTTCTTCAACCGTACCATAAATTTTTTCCGTTTCGGTTTTTACTTCCGCGTTTCTTAATTCTATAGCGCTTTTTAATTCACCGATAGCTCCGTTAAATACTTCCGTACTTACACGCGCCGCGGATAAATCGTCAATCTTTTTGACTAGTTCTTCAACCGTAGCCATAATACACCCACTTTCTATATTGATACTCTATCTATTATAGACTGGAGGGTCTCCGGGTCTATTTCGCCGTTGAGCGGCTCATTATTCAAAGTGGTATTTATACCGGCTTTGTTGATGAGTGCTTCCAATCGTTTCAATTCTGATTTTATTTTATCATATTCCGACATAAAAGCCAAACCCTTAATTCCCGCTTCAGAGTTCATCCCCCATGTAACTGGGGAAATTTCCCACAACTTAACTTCTTTTAAAATCCTTATCCCTCTTACCTCATCGAAATCGGATTTTACTTTTTGGTATCCGATTGACATCTCGGTAATAACTTTATCATCGATCAGGGTCATGACGTCCCTGCCCAAAGTAGTATTTGAGATCTTGGCCTCAAACTCTAAGCCTCTAGAATCTTCCTCAAGCCTTAGCGGCCTTCCAATAACGCTATATAATTGGTGCATATACAAAACTTTTATTCTATGCATATTTTCCGCGATGGTTTTAGTAAACGCCCCGCCTTGCATAAGATCCCCACCGTCGTCTATATTTCCGAATACGGACGCGTACCCTTCAAATGTCATTTGATCTTTTGATTTTATTTTTATACTCGATTTACATTTAAAATATTCTAAATTCATGCCCTTTCCTCCCTTTTATACCCAATAGCGCACCGGCAGTTAACTACTTCCTCGACCGGTCCTTTTTGATCCCCCGGATATAACATTTTACCCTTACCGACTTTAAATAATTCATCAATGCCGATCGGCGTATGTTTTCCGGCCTTTCGGTGTGTTGGTCTGGTTCTTGAATCGTTTGTTGCGATCCATATTTTTCTCAATTTTAACCCAGTTTGTTTTGCTCCGGAATAGCTTCCATGATTAGAGGCTGTGTTTACTTCGGTCCTTGCAATTCTTATCGATCGTTTCTTACTAAAGCTATCAATAAAGATCGTACGCAAAACCTGGGCCGTTTGTCTAATTGTCCAACCTTCCTTATTAGCTTTGGCAACAATATTCATAACAACTAATTTGGAATAACTATTAATTTTTTTGGCTCTTGCTAAAGCGATGGAGGCGACCCAACTATACACGCCAAAGGCGAAAATGGAAAATATTTTTTGCCCCATAAGCTCATTATACACCGTTTTGCCAAAATCATTAATTATATCAACGTAAAGAGTCGTATATAATTTTCGTAATTTCGCGGTATCCTTATCAATCATACTATTTACCGCCGCTTCAAAGCTTCCCAATTGTTGTATTTTATCAAGCGTTATTATGCTATTTGCTTGGCCTTTAAAATATTGTTCCATACCTTTTTTAAATCTTTTATCCCATTTGCTACGCCTATTCTCCGTTTCTTGCCAGGTCATATTGGCTCTGTCTCTTCTTCTTCTTCATCCCCGATAAGCTCATCGCTTAACGCTGATGATAATTCGAAATTAAACATGGTACCATTCGGAGTCGCTTCATATCCAAGCATTTCCCGGGCCTCATTTTGGGTTAAAAGATTATCCATAAATTCACCGCGAATACGCTCCGATTTTGTGTTCTCATCCTCTTGCAAAACTTGTATTTCCGAAGTATCCGCCCGTAATAAATACCGAGGGTTCCAAGCGCTTACAATCTCGGAATTTAATTTTTTAGTTATTTTATTTACATATTTAGCCAGCACCGTATTCATCCAAAAACTTTTTAAGGCTTGCTCAAAATTGGCGTACGTTTGGTTTTCTGGATCTCCTACAACTTGACCGGGCACAGCAAAAGCGGCGCATATCTCAACCCTATTAACTTTTTTCTGGTTTAAAAAATCCATGTCAATAGCATTCATTCCAAAACTTATATAGCTTAATTTTTCCGAGTCAAAAATCAAAGGCATCCTCGCTTGTTTGGCTCCGGCGTACTCTTCTTTCCAGCGTTTCTTAGCTTCCTTGATAGACTCCGTTGACGCATTCATTAACGCCAAAGCGCCCGGCGGCACCGCTAAGTTATCGAACATATTTTTATTCCAATCGACGGATTGATTTTCCGTGTCCATCGTACGAGCCGCAGCGCGCACCGGACTTAAACCATCATAAAAATTAATCGGATCAATAAAGCGATCCCATAAAATTATATTTGGCGCATAGTCAAGGCCATCTAAATCATAATGGAATCCATTGAGCGTATTTTTACCCTCTCCAATGATTGGCGCCGTTAGATGTGTGTACATCGGATATATTTCTAATTTATTATCATATTTTATAAAATTGGAATACCTAGCGAAGAACTTTCCCTGAGCCGCTAAGCTTGTGGCCCATAAATCGAAAAAATCCGCGCTTGTAAAATCGGGATTAACTCGCCCGTTTACTAAATCGAGTATCGGGTGATTATCAATTTCTTTCATCTTCTTACCCGATCTATCGTATAGCAACCAATTTAAAGATGATACGGCCCCGCTTATTGCTCCGATACAAGCGTAGCACCAGACTAATTTTTCGTATGCCTCCGTAATGTATGCGTAATCATTTTGTATAGACCACTTGGCGCTTCCTCTCTCAATCGGCTGTGCGTAAAAACTTTTTCTAAACAAATTTTTAAAAAAATCAAACATAATCCACCTCCCTTAATATACTTGCTTCCTTCCGGATATTATTAAATCTTCGCAACCGTAACGGGTCGCGTCAATAAAGTCATTGCCTTTGTCCTCTAATCTTGATAATATTTCCCCATGCGCGTCCGTAGCATACTCGATTGTCTCAAATTGTTTAGCGCATAATGGCGTCCTTGAATCATCAATAATGATCCCGTTAAGGCCATCCAGCCACCGTTCTCCTGATTCAACCGAGCCCGGACCCTTACGAGCTTTTATAATATTCATCCCCCGCTCTTTGCAATCCGCGACGTCCTTCGGGCTTGCGCTGTCCGCTTTGCACCGCTCCATAAAATTCTTATTTAAAATGTGTTGTACTAACCTATCATTTGATATTTTAAGCCCCCCAAATTCGTTAAGCATATACAATAATCGTCTCGTACTATCATAATGCATTCTAATATATGCTAAAGGATCAGCAGCGTAACCCCAATCTAGACCCGCCAAAATGTTATCAAATATTTCGTATTCGGTATCTAGTATGTGGCGGAATATAAGATTATCAAATGGTACTATCCCTCCGCCAATAGCCTCACCCATATACATCCAGCGCCAAACTAGTATATTTTCTAGTTTCTTATTATCCGCGGCCTTTATCGCTTGCGGGGACGCGTACGGATTATCATATATTGTCGAGTGATGTATTTGCGTATCTAAAGGCGGAATTCTAGTATTATATCGTAAATTACACCAATGTTTACGGCGCTTTGGCGGATTGTATGAGTAATAAAAACTGTAATTAAATCCAAGGTCCGCCCTTAGAATCGAATTTATTATTGTTTCCAGATCTTCTTCGTTTCTAAATTCTGCCAATTCGTCGAACATACAATCTTTTAAAGGGAATTCGGCTTTTATTCCTTTTATTCTATCCGCTTGATCCGCTCCTCTAAATAGAATAACATTCCCCGTAGGGACGTATCTAAAGGATAGCGGGGATTGTTTCCAGGTCCACTTATCTTCAACGCCAAATCTTTTAATAGCCCACAAAACGTCTTGCCACGTAGAATCGGCCAGCGTGTTGGCGTATCTTCTAACGCACAGCCCGCTTGTTTTAGTTTTCATTCTATTATAAACCATACGCAAAACATGTGTGCTCGACTTCGCGCTATTCCTTCCGCCCTTCTCAACATTATGCGTATATTTGTCATGCCCTCGCCAGCTCTCATGGAATACGGGCGGGATAATTTCGCTTAATTTCACCCTATATTCCCCCTAAGTCGTCGATAATGACAACCGGATTTGTATTCGCGGGGATATCGGAGTCGGTACGCTTAAAACTAGAATCTAAATTACATAATAGGAATATGGCAGCGGTCATATCGGGACGGACCCATTTACGAACTAATTTTTGCTTTTTGGCGGTCGGTTTTCCATATCCCTCTTTGATTATTGCTTCCAAAGTTTCTTCCGTGTACTCATACCCCATAGCGGCCTTAAATATACTTTCTTTTAAAAGTTTGCACATATACCGATCTGCTCCGCTCATCAAATCGTGGAATTCCGGGTGCTGCATTTTCCATCTTTGAACCGTTCTTGGAGACACACCCAACCGTTGCGCTATTTCATGATCATATAAACCCAGATATTTCCACTCTCGTATCGAACCGAATTTATCCCGGATATCCTCATATTTAACAGCGTTCATAACTCAAACCTTCGGAAATTGCTCTATTTAGGATATCGTTAACCCTTTTTTCGTCGATCTCCATCATATAACAAATACGCCCCAACTTCTCGGACGCGATAAGGGTGGTGCCGCTTCCGCCAAAAGGATCATAGACTAAACCGCCGGGCGCGGTCGCGTCCGATATCAATCGGCCGATAAGGTCTAAAGGTTTTTGATGCGGGTGTATCTTATTGACTCCATTGTTCGCGAATTCCAAAACACTACAAGCATTAGAAGGACCGTAAAATTTATGCTTTCCCATCCATCCATAATATATAAATTCATGCTTCGCGTTATAGTCCTTAAATCCAAGGATACTGCCGTTTTTCAACCAAATTAAATAATCCCCCCAATTACCACCAACCGCTCTAAACGCTTTATCTAGATCATATAAATGTGACCCCAACATAAAAATATAACTTGTATTGTATTCATTAAAAGGAATAAGCCTCAAGAAATCGGCGTAAAAATTAGTATAATCTTTTTGATCGTCTCCAATGATCTCCCCGTCATCTCTCGACGCCTTATTTAGCTTTTTTTGGTGCTCAACTTTGCCGCCATAATCCACACCATATGGCGGATCGGTAACAAGCGCGTCAACCTTTTTATCATTGAAAAGGAATGAGACATTATCCTTTTTGGTACAATCCCCGCATAATAATTTATGCTTCCCTTCAATGAGATATAACTGGCCCGATTGTATGCCGTTGTCTATATCTTTGGCCGCCTCTCCGGAAGATTCTATTTTAAGATCGAAGTATTTTTTCAATTCGCTATCGGCAAAACCCGTCAATTTTAAATCAAATCCCTCCAGATCCAAAAATAAATTCTTTAGCTTTAATTCGTCCCAGGTTCCCGTTATTTTGTTAAGCGCTATGTTAAGCGCTTTTTCCTTTGTCTTATCTATATCTATTCGTATAACGTCTATTTCGGTGGTTCCCTCTTCTTTCATTACCGCCAATCTTTGGTGCCCCCCAATAATTGTCATATCTTTATTAATGATAACCGGATCGGCATAGCCGAAGGTATCCAACGAGTTTTTTATCTGCTCATATAAACGGGTCCCCTTTTTAACTTCGGTTCTTGGATTATATTCCGCAGGTATTAACTCGTCAATTTTTACCCTTATAAGCTCCATGTGTGCGCGCCTCCCTTTTATTTTTATTATAACATAAAAAAGGCCCTCTATAAGAGCGCCCTTTATTAATAACCTATCTTGTTTAAAAACCAATTTACCGCTACACCTACGCCTACGCCTAACCCTATAATCATTACTAAATATGGTATCATGCTTTATCCTTTAACTTAAACCTAATCAATTTAAACAAGATAATCCCAACTATTACGAAGCAAAACCCCGTAATTATACTATTTTGTGTCGACATTCCTGCTAATCCTAACCCTACCATTCCCGTTTGTGGTAATACCGTTTTATTATACATTTTTATTTTCCTCCCTATTTTTAATTTATATAAGTACTATACGATTATTTGTTGTTATACACACCCGATCCTCATTACGAATAATCTTATATTCAATAGATATGAGCTTATCGCCCAAAATATTTAAACCGACTATATTATCAACCTTAAATAATTCAATCCTAAAACTGCTTTTTTCCGTATGGATCATTAAATATGATTCTTCATTTAATACCATTACTACCAAAACCCGTTCTATTGTTTCGGGAGTAATTAGCGTATACTTACCATATTCTTGATATATACATATTCTTTCCCGGTCCTTCATCCGCTTACCTCCATTCTACTTTTATCTTAAATATGGCTAATAATGTGCCATAAACCGTTAAAATACTATCTAAAAAACTATATATTGTCATCGGGATTAACCCAAATATAACTAATAACATTTTCCAATCCTTATTCCGTACATACTTAATTCGTAAACAAGCGTTAAAATAATATAGTCCAATTATGACAACCAACCATAAAAGGTTTACCTCTTGAACCCTTATCGCCTCAATGGCGAATACTACCTGCGCCAACATTAGTAAAAAGTAAAGTATCATTTTATTTATGTCCGTACATGTGTGCTTTTTATATCCATGTCTAATTAAATCTTCGGCGCCTCCTTTTATCCACCGTTTTCGTTGAATAAAAAACTCTTTGAATGTATTAGGGACCTCGGTGAATGCCTTTATTTTATGGCTATTACTTATTTTATAGCCCAATTGCTTTAATACTAAAGTTAAATCGTAATCCTCCGTTAAACTATTAATATCATAAACCGTATTTCGCTTTTTTATTACATTGCGTAAAGCGGCCTTCCTATACATTGAATACATTCCCCGGCATACGAATATATTCCCCTGATTCTCAATAAAACTCGTATCGCCGAACCCGTACTCGATATTCTGTAAATACCATAGAAGGTTTCTATATTTTGGCTCCATTACTCCAGCCATCGAACAAACGGCCCCGTTTCTAACATTCCCCTCTAAAAATTTAACCCCTTCTTTTATGGCGTCGCGGTGTAGAACTGTGTCTGCGTCCATAACTAGAATGTATTCTTGCATTTTATCGAAATAGTATTGAAATAACTGGTTAAGCGCTCCGGCCTTTTTATGCTTATTGTCAACCGTCTTAAATATTTTTACGCTCGTATCATCTTCAAAAACATTTAATACTTTTTCCGTATCATCGGTACAATTATCTAAACAGCAGATAATCTCAATCCCCCATAAGCTTTGATCCAAAATGCTTTGGACCGCTTTCCGTATTATTTTAGCCTCATTATGTGCTGGTAATATTACCGTTACCATATTTCCCCTACCTCCTTAAATACCTATGATTAATGCATTTTTATTTGCTTTTATAAGCCTAACGGTTCTTTGTCCTTCGGCTTGTATAAAATCATCATCCCCGACGAATGACATTTTATAAAGCCCGCCAATAATAACCCCGTCTATAATCAAATTAATTAGTTGATCATCTTCTAAAACTTGTAGAACGCTCTCTAAAGTCATCGCCTTGCCTCCTTATACGCAGTTATATATCGTTTTTCCGTCCATTACAACTAAAAACATGTTATCTATGTTCATCGGGTTTATAATGGCAATCATGATATCCTCGTCGATATTTCGCGACGTTTGTTTTAAAGATTCCTCGATACCTTCCCACATTTCTAACTTGTCTTTGTCTCCTTCCATAGCTTGCAAAACTTCATATGTAAATGAAGGTCTAACTGGTACTATTTGAATGATCCTGCCTTCAATCTTGATATCCGCAACGCCTTTGTAACTATCTTCTAAAACCTTAACCGCCATTTCCAAACCTATTCTATTACTTTTTACGGGTTTAACCGATGGTTTAACCGATGGTTTAACCGATGCCGTTGCGGCTGCTACGTTATCCGCTGGATTGCTACCAAGAGCAATCCCCATTATTACCAACCAAATAAACATAACCACACCAATAACTATCTTAATTCTCATTTTTAAAATCCCCCTTTATAGTTTTTCTAATTAAATCTTTTATTTCTCCCATGTGCGCCTTTACGAATTCCATACTAATCTCATCCACCCCGATAACCTCAACCCCCGCCATAAAACATAATAACTCGTATTTGGAGGTATGCCAGTTATCTTTATTGTATCCGTATAGATTGAAGAATGTCGTCTTGGAATATCCTTTTTTGACTATTGGCTTTAACATATTCCCCTTTGGTCCTATAACATCCAGATTTACTTTGTTATCTTTAAACCTCAATTTAACTTTATACTTTGCCGGGATTATCGCCCGTAAAGCATTATATTTTTCTGCCTTCATACTGACCCCCTATTTTGAAAATATGGGACGTATACGTCCCATATTTTAGTTGTTCTTTTCTGAAAAAATATATCTATTGCCTCGGTCTGTCTCGTCATACGTTGCGTTTCTTTTGTCTAATGCCTTACGTGTTGCGGTTATAAGCCTTTGATACTCTTCGTTGTCTTTGCACTCTTCTTTCCAAATTGTTACGTCGCCGCTGCTATAAGTAATTTTCTGTGCCATCGATCAACCCCCCTTTCTAATACTATATTATCATGGTACTTGATATATGTCAAGTACTTTTTTCATCTAAAAAATTTATTATTTCTTTGAGGGTGTTTTCTAACTTATTACTTAGCGCCACAATAATATAATCAAACTTCTTCTCAATTTTTTGATTGCCATATTCGTAATCTTGACGATAATCATCGATATTATTATTGATAATGAATTGACGATCCGACACACATTTATCAATCATCGTTATAATTATATCCTTATCCGCCAATAAAGATTTGAGCTTTAAATCTTTTTTTATTTCTCCGCTCATTTCCTTAACCAAATCTTTTAAAATTTCATCCATCATGGGTAATAACCTCCTTTTCTACATAATAAAATAATACTTGACAATTGTCAAGTATTATTTTGCCTTTTATCATATTCAAAATAGGGTCAATACGAGGCTAAAAAACGCGCTCGGGTTTGCGCCGAATAAGTCCGTAACTACGCATTTGATGTTAATATTTCTGCTTGGCATGTTATACATATACCGCTTTCCTCATCGGTGTATACTTTGCCGCATTTCTTACATAAAACCATTGTTACCTCCCCAATTACTTTTTTAGGGGACCACGGAACGCTTTTAAACTCCCAGAGTGCTCTTGGACTCCGGCTCTACAATGAATTTAAAAGCATTCCGGGGCCCCCATAAAAAGTAATACTCCATAGATGGAAATCCTATAAATACATATTATAATAATACTTGATATATGTCAATACTTATTATGAAAAGGGTCCGCGGAATTCGAATCCGCAATTCAAAAGTACAATACTTTGAGTGTTTCCAACTTCACCAGGTCCCCTCCTTGGATCAACCTCACAAGGTTTCATATGTATACTATAATAATACTTGATATGTGTCAATACTTTTCTCGTATCGCTTCCAACAAACTCTTTAATCCCTCGCCCTTACCCTCTAAAATGCTTTTTATCCCTTCGTCAACGGTGTTTCGAGCCATCAACCTATTAATTATTACGGTTTTTTGTTGCCCTTGTCTTGCCAGTCTTGCATTTGCTTGTAAGTAACATTCGAGGGAATATGTTAGACCGTACCAGACAACTATACGGCCCCCATCTTGCAAGTTGAGCCCATGGCCGCAGCTCTTCGGGTGCGCAATGGCTACGGAAATATTTCCCCGATTCCAATTAATAAAATCCTCATCGGCTTTTAAGTGTTTGGCTCCTAGCTCGTTAACGATCCGAAGAATATCGGCTTTAAACATTGCAAAAATTAAAACATTTTCGCCGTTCGCCTCATCAATAATATCCTTTAACGCCAATAATTTAGAATCATGTAATATTTTTGCCTCTCCCGTATCATCATATACAAAACCATTTGCCACCTGGCTCAACTTATTAGCAAGCACAGCCGCATTTGCTACATCTACATACTTATCATTTCCCAAAGACATAAAGGCCTCGCGCTCTATCACCTCGTAATCATCCATAGGTATATCAATTAAAATATCATTGATTAATACTTCGGGCCTTACTATATTCTGCATAGATATACAAATATCCGATATTTCATTATATATTTTTTCTTCCGCCCCATCCTTTAACCCCCATTTATACACAACATATCCCGAACTTAAAACGGCCTCAAAATATTTAGCCCTATATTTTGTTATGGTCCTTTCCAATCTCAGCCCGTGGTCCAATAGATACATTAACGGCCATAATTCCGTCAAATTGTTAGGTGCTGGCGTTCCGGTTAATGCGATAAGCCTTTGATACTTTAATTTTTTAATGGCCTTAAATCGATTCGTAGTAACGTTTTTAAATGCGCTCGCCTCATCAATAACAACGATCTTAAAATCCCAATAATCGCTGATCCATACAAGATTATCGATGTTAGTTATATAGATATCGGCCTCAACGTTTAGTGCTGCTGTGCGCTTTGCTACGGACCCGATAACCTTAGAATAAGTGAAGTCGAACCCCCATTTTTCAATCTCAAAGGGCCATGTCATAGACGCAACGCGCAACGGCGCTATAATTAAAGTCTTTGGCAGCTCTCCGTCTAAATTCTTGATTACATTGAGCGCCGCCAAAACGCTCAATGTTTTACCCATACCCATATCAAGAAATAAGCCACAGAATTTATTATTTAAAATGTAGTCAACCGCCTTTTTTTGATAATCATGTAGCTTCATGAGCCCACCGGGAAATGCCCGTGCGCTATGAAATAACATAGCCCAAAAAATGAAATCATCCGGTCATCAATAAATAAGCTTTGGACCTGCGGGATACTTTTAAAACTCAACAAATATTTACGCAGCTCCTTCGGATCGTCGAAGCTTTTACGGCTTCCATCTATAATTAAATTAATCCTCATTCAATCGCCCCCTTAACTCCTCTATCAAAACCGCGTCGTGCTCAAGCTCGCGGTTAAGCTCAAATATCTGATCATTTCTAATATTTATTTCCGTTTTTAATTCATCATATAACCCTGTTAAAAATATAAAGCTTATACATAAACTAGCAATGGTTATCAATATAGTTTTCCATCTACTGCCGGTTACCAAATATGTTATAACTCCCAAAGCCATCCATGGGAATACAACGACCCCCACCCATCTAAATAATTTCTTTATCATTAGTTCAACATCCTCCCAATTAATATAATGTTACTTCTTAGCGCTCTAATTTCCCGGCCATCCGTAGCGCTTGATAACTTATTTTTTAAATCCCATAATTCATTTACCAGATTATTTATTTCCGTAGCGCTCAACGGCTCAACTACTTTATTATTACATTTATCATTCGCGCATTGCCAAATCTTTTTTCCGCTGACAATCTCCGTTGTAATCATTCGATATTCACATTTATCACATTTCATCATCGCCAACCCCTCTCAATAAATCAAATATTTCATCATCAATGATTTCTAAATCCGGATAAAAATCCGTTTCACATTTTGAACACGACAATTCGTCTAAATTATCGTTGCCCTCAATGGTGTGCCCGCATTCTGGGCAATCGAAATATTTCACGCTTCTCCCCCTTAAATATTTAATTTGGTCATCCTCTTTGATGTGCGCTTTTAATTTGTATACTTCCAACCAAACCGCGAGTAAAGATATGCTTAAAATTGAGTTATACATCTTGATCTTCCCTTATAAGCTTAATCCTTTCGCTCTCGCATTTAGGACATCTATACCTAATAAATAGATTGCCTTTTATAATTTCCCTCTTACCATCCGTAACCATTGTTGTGGCATTCTTGGCGCTTACATCGCCGCCCTTTGACTTACAATAGCATTTCATAAAACTAACCCCCGTATCGTATATTATTATAATTGATATCTAACGCTTTATATATTGCGTTCAGGTCCGCTTCGCTTATATCCATATTACGCACCCTTTCGAACCTCATTATTTTGCTTTCTGAAATCCCGGTTATACCCGCCCAAATTCTTCCAAACGCGTATCTGTGTTAACTTAACGCCATCTATAAACATTATATCCCTTCTTTCTCTATTAATTTTTTTAATCTGGCGCTTAGACGGGGCTTTCCCTCATCCGGTCCATCCTCAGCACCCATCAACCCCTTAATTATCCCATTCAATTCAATACCTAGATAATAATTACGGCTTCCCTTCTTCAACTTGGATATTCCATTCTTTTGTATCTCCTCCCTTAATGTCTGCAGGTCCATCCACGTCCTATAATTTTCGCTTATAACATTTCTAATCCCCCTGATATCATATAGTTCATAATCAATAAAATCTTTTTCCATCTCATCACCTCCATATATTAATAATATCATAGTGCTTGATATTTATCAAGTATTATTTCTATTTTATCATCATATAAAATATAAACTTCGTGCCCAACCGATCTAAATTTTTCATGTATATATTTTTGCCGCTTAGATACGACCCCGGTTTCTTGTTTGACTTCAACAAAAAATACAAACCCTTCATATAGGATCATCAAATCAGGTAAACCCGATACGGAATTTGTATGTAATTTATATGCTAATCCCCCCAATTTTTCGACCTTTTTTATTATATTTCTTTGTATTCTTGACTCTAACATTATGTTTATTATCCTTTCCAGTTAATTGACAGTTATGGGAATGTAAATATTAGGTAATTATTCAATTTACATATAATTACAAGGCTTCCAAATATTCGGTTTGTTACCCTCAATTCTTATTTTTGTTACCCTTCTTTTTTTTTAGGGTAACACCCTTCTAACATGCTAAACTAAAGCATTTTACCCCTAAAATGTTACCGTTACCCTCAACGCGGTCCCTGAGTATATTATAATATTGCATACATATACATATGTCTATTTATATGGAATCTACATGTAAATGTAAATGTTTATTTGTTTATATATATATAGTATAATATACTTCCTATACCATTAAGGGTAACAAGGTAACAAAACATAGTACAAACCGCTAATATCAAAAAGTTGGGACGTTACTCTAAAAATGATTTTGAGGGTAACGTTACCCTCGTTGAGGGTAACATTTATAAATCAATTTCCAGTTTTGCTCTCCCATATTTTAACTAGTCCATAGCCTTTTAATCTTTTAACACCCGCCCTTTCATACCCCAGCACTCTCAATGTTTTAGCTATCTCGCGGGTATCTTTGACGCTTATATCCCTCGGATTATTTTTAAATCCTTCGGTCCATATCTCAATAATAGATATCTCTTTTCTTTCGACATTTCCTGCGCCATTAAAATATTTACGCTCATCGATACTCATGTCATACCAATTAGATGTTATCGGCAGGTCCAAAAATTCTTTAACCAATCCCGTACGCTCATCGGATTCAACGGCATTTTGTTGTATAATATTAGCGACTTCTTCCAATTCGGGATCAAGATATACTTTTTCGGTCCTCCAAAACGTTAAAGCTTCGGCCCATATTTGTTTTATGTCTAATTCTTCGGTATGTATTTTATTACATTTTACGATCCACCACCGTCTTCCGCCGGTAGGGTCTTGTAAAAAATTATGATCATCGTTGCTCGTTGCGGCGAAAACGCATTGCCTTTTAAATTCTTCGACCACACGCCCATAGCTTGGTCTAAACCGATCAACTAATCTGGTTATAAAGCTTTTTACGGCGCTCATGTCGGCCTTTCTCATCCCAACCATTTCCCCAATCTCTATGATCCATTTACCAATAATCTTTTCGGCTCCTCCTTTGTCCCGGGTATCCGTTAAGGCGAAATCATCGGTAAAAAATCCCATAGCGATATTCTTTAAAAATGTGCTTTTTCTTAATCCCTGTTTCCCAATTAATGTAAGTACATAATCAAATTTGCAACCGGGGACGTATGCACGTTTGATGGCGGCTGCGAAAAACTTTTTCGTTACGGCTCTAGTATAGGCGCAATCCTCAGCGCCAAAACATTTAATTAATAATTCTTCGACCCGTTTTTTGCCATCCCATGGCGGCAGAGCTTCTAAAGCTTGTATTACCGGATGATAAGCATTTAAGCGCGCCGCTACAATGATACAATCTTCAAGCATTACGGTGGATACTCGAGTAAATCCGTAGTTATCTTCTAACCATTTCTTTAATTGGCTTAAATCCGCATTTTCTAGAACTTCACTTCTTTTATGCCAATAATTGTTATTGTCAAACATGATGAGGTCCTCCAAAATATTATATTTAAATCCAAATTTATTTTTTAGGATCCAACAAATATTTCCCATGTTAAGTTTAATATTTCCGGTCTTATTAAGTTTTAACTTTCCTTCCCACTCTTCGTCAAATTCGTCTAATAATTCCTTTTTTACTTTTTCTAATGTTACGGCATATTCTAACATTTGGTTTAACTTCTCTTTGGATTCGCCAAACTTATGTATTTTAACAATATCAAAGGCATTATGTTGAGCACCAAACGCCGGATCGGTGGCATGATTTGATATTACATATTTATCCTCGTATACCAAAACGCCTGGAGCGCTTTGCGATGGATTGTAATGGTATCTATTATCATCTACTTTCGTATACATTCCGGTCATTTCAAGTGCCTCATGTATATCATACGCCCTACAAAATGCCCCAATAACTCCCGTTTTCTTGAGCGGATCAGCGGTGTGCTTATTACTTACCGCAACCACCGCGCTAAAATATTTATCGGTATCGAATTCGCAACGCTTAACATCTATTGCCTTAATGGCTTTACCCGTTACGGTTACAAACTTGCTACCGGCGAATAGTTCTATTTCTTTACGCGCTCTGGTTTTGAGGCTTCCATCATGTAAAAACCAAATATGGACCCCATCACCGGACGGGCCCCATTCGATATAAGTTTCCATATTTTTTATTAATTCCGTGGCGGGTCCTACAAATTGGCCCTCCGATCCTACGCATTCATCGCAATCAATACAACCCAAATCATCCAACGGCTGCAGGCCGATACCGTCATAATATTCAATATAGGCATCCATAACTTCGGCGTATGTATAACGGGTTTTATTCCATCCCGCTGATACGCCATCGATTTTAAAAGGCATTTTCCGGCCGTCGACGAGCTTCCACAATACCCATCCGGTACGGTTCTTTAACAACTCTGGTATATGCATATTATCCCTCGTTTCTAATTTTTTCGATAACGGCATTTATTACCCTATTCATTGACACACCCTCTGTTACGGCTATTTTACTAAGACTTTTCGCATTCTCCAAAGACAATCTAACAACAAACCTATATGGATATAAGTCGTAACTCATATCCTTTTTAGTCAATTCTTGTATTTTCATGATATCACCCCTCAATATTGATTAATACGTAAAAATAAACGGCGGGTGGCCCCGCCAAAGTTAAGATACATTTTTTATTTAATTATAGCATCCTTTACTCAATCATGCCAACATAACTTTTTCCAAAAACCTCTGCCATTGCTGCATGATACGGCATTCCCGTGGAATCCATAACCACAATAACTTGAGCCAATAAGTTTAAGGATTCTGCTACTATTAATAATTCGTTTTTATCTAAACTATCAATAGTCACCCCGACGGTTCGTTTATTACCCTCAAGGTTAATCCACGCGCCCTTTACTATAGTACCCATATATTTTTTACTCCTTTCGATAATAATCACTGATAAATCCATCGCCCGTTAATACTAACCCTTTGGCCCAACTAATAGGCCGCGACATAATCTCAAGCATTTCGTTTAAATGGTTACTTCCTTCGACTATGATCTCATCATGTACATGCATAACGATTGGAAGGTGTTTACATCTCATCAGCGTTATTGCCAAACAATCGCGGGCGATGCTTTGTATAATGTTCTCAACTACTTTCCCGCCGTATGTTTCAATATCTTCTATCCATCGCCCCGCATATGTTCCGGCGTATTTTATACTGCCCTCATCATCTATACGCGGGTTAAAATAACATAATCTATTGCCGGAAGGTAGATAAATATATAACCATTTTTCGTCACGCTCAAGCCTTAACCCGTTTATAAATATTCTCCCGCTATGTTCTATTACTTCGCGCACCGCATCGTCTATGCTATACCAAAATTGGACTATATGCGGATTTGCCTGCCGATACTTGCCGACAATCTCCATTAAATCGTTGTCCTCTCCCTCATATCCCATAGCGCGCAGGGCTCCAATACTCCCTTGATATCCAAGCGCTAAGGTAGCAATTTTTCCCTTTGTCCGTAGCTCTTTTGTTACTTCTTCCATCCGAACATTATACATTCTTGAGGCTTGTGCCTCATAAATTTTACCATCTCCCGCAAAAATCTTTGACACCCACTCTTCTTTGGCAATCCAAGCCAACACCCGGGCCTCTATTGCGCTAAAATCCGCAACGCTAAAAGGTCCTTCAAAACTGGGTCGTATTAATTGGCTTAATATATCATCATCAAATAATATACGCGGATCCACACCCTTGATCGCCATATTACGGGCCTCGGTTAAAAGTTTTTCCCTATTCTTATATAAGTTTTGAGGTTGCACAATTCTTCCCGCCCATCGGCGTGTGCGCGTAGCTCCGCAACATTGAAACAATCCGTGGACCCTACCATTTACCGCCGCATTCTTTATTGATACAAATTTTTTGGTGCTCGATTTCCCTAATTTTTGCCGGCATTCCAAAACTTCTCTGACTAAAGGCTCTAAATTTTCATCCTTTAAAAGCTCGGTAACATGATCCTTATCAAGACTTGTTACATTGATCCATTTACTTAAAAGCCAATTTTTTAATTGAGCCAGGGAATTTGGATTTACTAAACCCGTCAATAATTTCATATCTTCCAGTATCTTTTCTTTTTCCTCTTCATCGAAGGAAATACAATTATCAACGAGGTCCATATTAATCTTAACCCCTCGATCGTTTATCTCTCCGTCTAAAGCATATAAAGAACTTTCAATTCTTATGTCTTTTAATAATTGTCGGATCTCAAATTCCGCAATAACGTCCCCCACACAATAGGCTTTAAATTCTTCCCATTTTTCCGGGTGATCCTTCGGCCAGTTACGTTCCCCTTTACTATTTGGCTTACAAAAAAAATTGATTAGTCTTGTATCAATTTTTAATGCGGTCTTTAAAGCTTTGGCGCTGTCGCTAAGTTTTAAACTTAAACCCATGTTGGCGGCTCTAAATTGGGTGCAATCCCATCCACACGCTTTGAGTTCAACACCAAAATGGTTTGATAATACTAATCTTTCAAATGTAGCATTCCAAGCGTATTTTTTTATGCTATCATTTAGTATTATATTTTTTACTTCTTCAGGTATTTCCTCCCCGGCCATATGATCAATAATGGTAACTTCTCCGGAATCATCGCAAAAAGCCGTCAACATTATTTCGGAATGCTTTGCATATTTGTATATCCCACATTTCTTTAAGTCTATGGCGCTATACGTTTCTAAATCTATACTATACATATTATACCCCCTAAAAAGTAAAGAGCCCTATGGGCTCTTCTAATTAATCCAGTAATCCGTCGCCTTCTTCAACTTCGAAATCTTCGGCAGCGCTTGTTGCTCCGCCTAATTTTGCGCCGTCCCTTATTTTTTGAATATTGTTAAGCCCGACGGCTATACCCTTAGAGGCCATATCAAAAGTAAATAGATTAACGCTTATGTTTACGAAACAACCGCTGTATACTAGTTCTTTGTCGGTAATAGGATTTTTATAAATGTCAACGATCTGCGGGGCTCTCTTTTTGCTTGTTGCGTTCATAAAGTAATGTCCTCTGTAGTTCTCATCCTGCGGCCTTTCGACGTCCCCGTCTCTAAGCGGGATTTTAAAACCATGCGGAATAGCTCCGTTATGCTTTGCCGCGAATTCGCTTTTAAGCTTTTCTATTTCCGCTAATATTTGCGCTACTTGAGGGTGGTTTTTTGGAATCAAAATTCCGGTGCTATATTGAGTATTCCCAAAGCTTGTGTGCATTTCCCATATATGCGCGTAACTTAACCTAACATTTTTTACTACCATTTTACATTCCTCCTAATATTCTTATAAATTCATCATATTTACCGGCTTCGAGCTCCGATAATTTCTTAATCCCGTGATCTGCGAATAACTTTTTGATATCCGCGTCGCGGCCGTCCATTATAATATTTTGCGCCATCTTCCTGATTAACATTAATTTATCCTCTTGCTTTGGCTCTTCAGGCTTTGGTTCTTCTTTCTTAATGATATCTAAAATAGCTTTATTCATATTAGCAATTTCGATCATTAAGGCGAATATAGCATCTA